TAGCAACTGAAGTAACCTCTACCATTGTTTAGTTAAATACAAAATAACAGAGAATGATTTGATACCAGACCAACCTTCAGTTGTGTATGTAATCTTACCTGTAAAACCAAGAGCAGCAGCATTGTTTTGTAAGCCACCAAAGTCACGATAGTCTACTTTAGCTCTTCCTGTCAACTCTTCAATACGAACTGGAGTAGTGGCATCCCAAAAGAAATTAACTGATAAACCATCCTCAATGTTATGGATAATCTTATCTAGTTTATATTTAGTAGCTTTAAGATAGTTAGACCCCGTAGGGTCAACAGATGACTGAGCAGCTGGGTCAACAACTACAGAAGAAGAAACATCAGAGGTGTCTAGCACCCCTTCAAGTTTAATTACTGTATGAGCTGCACCATCCTCAAGTATTTGAATAGTGGTTGAGTTAGCCATTTATAATCCTAGCGTAAAACTTCGTTAGCTACAAGAACGTAATCTGTATTTAAATTCTCTGTACCTACTGGAGTGATTTGGAATACAGGACTTAAGTAAGCATTGGTTACTGTAAATGTATTAGTAGCACCTACTGTTACACCAGCAATACGAGCTTTAACTACATCATTAACAAACACAAGGATGTCTGTACCATCATAGTAGAAACCTACATCTAAGTAAACACCAGCAGCAACTGTTGTAACAGCAGCAGCTAGAACAGTTGTAGTACCATTAATTACAGATACTAAGTCTAAGTTTAATTGAGAGGCAGCTTTACGGAAGTAAATACCATCAGCAGTGATTGCAGCATTGGCAGTATTTAAACCAAAGAACATTGACATCACACCAGCAACAGCTGAAGGAGCAATACGTTGTAAGAACCAGAATTTACTACCTTGAGTAAATGAGAAGGCTGTAGCAGCACGAGTTACAGCAGAAGCTGTAGCTGAGGCAGGAGTTAAGACTAATGTACCACCCACACCTGCAGCACCTACGCCTAGTGCAACAGCACCAGTACCTGAGATAGTGTATGCAGAGACAGTACCAATGTCAAAGAAATCGTTTGAGTAAGTAGTAACATCTTTACCTACAGAACCACCAGTATGGAATGGGTCTGGGAAAGGGTAACCACCTAAAGTAGTAGTAGGGGCAACGGTTGTAACACCGCTTAGAAATCGGGTTGGAGCTGACATATTAATATCCTTTGACGTTGTATTAAACAACGACCCATTAGGTCGTCATTGGAAGAGCATTAGTATAATGCTTTATTTAGCGTTTGGTTCTGGGCGTTTGCCCTTTTCTTTCTCACGTTCGTATGACATATATTTCCTTTAATAAAGAGTGAGACTTACATAAGTATTTTACACCTAAAGCTCATTCAATATATACTACACTAATTCTCGACTAATGTCAAGAGGTATTTAGAAATACCTTTACTAAGGACCATTCACTTTGTTATTAAATAAGATATAGCTTTTGCTAAGTAATCAGGGTTATCTCTGAAGTTACCAAGGCCTTGATTACAACCCATACATAGTAAACCTCGAACTTGTTTAGTTGTATGGCAATGGTCTACTGCCAAACGTCTTATTAACTTAGTTCTATTATCTATTATTGTTTCAGGTTTTCCACAAATAGCACAAACATAACCTTGAGTCTCTAAAAGGTTTTGATAGTCTTCTAAAGAGATTCCAAAGTGTCTTAGTAAGTCATACTCACGTTGACCCTCTGGAGTCCTTAAACGACCCTTCTTAGCAAACTCTTTAGCTTTTTCTTTATGCTCTTCTGGTCTTAGTTTAGCCATATCTTTTTAATAATCAAAGGGTTACGGGCCGTTCACACCCCAAATAGCACGAGGGTCAGACCAACCGAATGAATAACGTTCGTAGCCTTTAGCCTTCATGTTCATTGTATCAAAGTCATTGTCTTGGTCAAAAGTAATACCAGTACGCTCATAATACTTCATACCTGTTTTACCAGGAATAGTATTACGGATAAACCAAGCGTGAGGTGAAGTTAAGTAATGATTAACTTTGAAACCACCTGGAATATAGTTACCAGATTTGATTACGTTAATATCATTATTAGCATTACCTGGTTGGTAAGAACTCTTAAGAATACGTTGAGCATTCATAAGTTCTTGACGGGCAATAATCAAAGTGTGTGGCATGATGTTAATCAACAAACCACGGTCATTTTGAAGACCCATAATTGCAATGACCGCATCTTCTAAAGCACTCTCAGACAAGTCAACATCAACTGTTGGACGGTTAGCCCATGTACCACCTGATGTGTTAGGGTGAGCAGTGTTAGCTAAAGATGTATTATCACCACCTGTGTATGAACCGTTGAATGCACGGTTGTATACGTTAGCAGCAACGTTCTCTTTAGTTTGACGGAAAGACATAGCCAATGCAGCAGCACGACGACGACTAACAGCTTCATACAAGTTGTCATCTAACTCTTCTTTAGTTACGATGTAACCAGTAGAGTAAGCAACGTGTGTGTAGCGAGTAGTGAAGCCTTGTACTTCTGAATCGTATTGTACACCTTGACCTTCTGGTTTAACAGAAGCTAGACCGAAGCCTGTAAGTTGTACATCTTCTTCATAGTTTTGACCAGATGTTTCTGAATCGAATAAGTCAGTATACTCTACTGCATGTTCGTCATAAACCTGACCCCACCATTGTTTGATACCAGGCCAGAGGGCCTTCGGATGACTTGCGGTACTAATTAAACCTGCCATATAATTCTCCTATTATTATCTATTAAACGCCAGTACGACCAGTTGCAGCACCAACGTAGTTATGTACGTTAAAGCGAACTAGTAATGCTGAGTAAGCACCAAAACCATTATCAGGACGTTGTACTAAACCTAATACTTGAAGAGGAAGACTTAATGTTGTAGCTGGACCAGTAGCAACAGTAGATGAGTATGGAGCACCATTACCTAGAGTTGTTTGGTTAGCAGTTACAGTAACGTTTACGTTTTGGTTTGCATTAGCAGCAGCCCATACAGTAGAGTCACCTTGGATTTCAAATACAGTAGCTGGGTCTGTAACTACATAAGCATAGTGTTGACCTGCTGATAAAGGTAAGTAAGTTTTTTCTAATGATAAAGAATTACCTACTAATGAAGTACCTGCATCTGCAACACGGATACCTACAATAACACCTAATGGTAAAGTAGATACACCAACTACACCTGTCCATTTAATGATGTTAGGAACACCGTTAGCATCTGAACCAGCAGCTGCCATTACTACATCACCAATTGCATATGTGTTTGAAGCATCTGTTGGGATTGAAAACAGAGTTGCACCTTGTGACCAAGGACTCCCATCTGTATTTTGTACTGGGCTTAAGCCCTTAGGACGATTGATATTCGCCATATATTACTCCTTAAAATTTGTTTGATTGATTCATTTTGATACCATTCTTAGGGGTATAGAAACCTTCAGTAGATTCTGAAGAAGCCTTACCATTACGAATTGCATCATCTGTAGCATTTACTTTAGCTTGAACAGCTTGTTGGTCTTCCTCATACCACTCTTGTTTAACTTTCATCAAGTAGGCATACTGAGGTTCTTTACCATCTTCACTACGTCCAACTAAAAATCTAACCTTATCTCCGACATCAGTGTTACGAGAAACAACGTTCTCACGTGTACCACCAACCTCGTCAGGGCTAACAAACTCGTAACCACCAGACTGTGCACTAGCAATACGACCTGGACTGTCATTAAATATATGTAAGTGGTAACCTTCTATTTGATGTTCAATAGTTAGTTTACCTTCTGTACCATTAAAGACATTCCGCTTACGCGAAACTCCTGTACCAAGACGGTCAGCTGTAGACCTTACTGTTAATGCTTTCTCTTTTTTCTGTTCAATTGTGTGTGCTTGTGCCATGCTTATCTCCTTAAGACCAGTCGTATGAATCAACGTATTCTTGTTTTGTTTTAAATAGTCCTTGCTTAACAAACTTATCACATGCAGCTTTTGCATCTGAAGGGAGGTTGTCATAGCTTTTCTTTTTAGTAGTTGAGCTACCTCTAGTGGTAGAACTATCTACTGATGCTCGTTCTTGATTAGGGTTACCACGAAGTTGTGGTAATACAGATTCAATACGCTCATCAAGTTTGTCAAGGAACTCTTTACCCTTTAGACCTGGGAACTGTCTACGAATAGATGCACCCAAACCATTAACAACTTCTGTTGCTTCAATATCATTACCAAACCATTTGTTTCCATCAATCCAATCTGATAGAGAGGGGTCTAGCGTTACTGGTTCTTGAACCTTAGGTGTGGCAACAGGTTCTTGTTGTACACTCCTAGCGTCCTTAACTTCCTCAATACGGTCTTCTAACTCTACAACCAAGTCAGCATCACCCTCACGGATAGCTTCCTTACGTTGGTCTTTCAAACTTAATAGTTCATCTTGGAGTTGCTTTTGTTTACGTTCAAAGGATTCTTTCTGAAAAGTTTTAAACTCTTCAGTTGCAGCTCTTAGTTCTGCAATCTCCTTATCATGCTTATCACGGGTGACCTCTAACTCTTTCTTAAGTCGGTCATTGTTAGCACGTAAGATAGGATTAATTTCCTTACCACGTTTCTCAAAAGTCTCTGCATCTACCCAGTCTGCTTCATTACCACGGAACTCTTCTTTAGAGACCCATCCGAAATGACGTGCATTCTTTTCAACTTCAACATTAACTTCTACGTTTCCTACGTTATCTTCTTCACTCATTTTAAACCTTCCTTATGAATAGCTACCACATCTAAATCATTGATGACACGGTATTCTAAATTATCTGCTGTCTCTTTACCTTTGTAAATCAAACCTGAATACTTACCAAAAGTAATAAGGTCTCCTACCTTACACCAAGCACTTGGTTGGTCTGAGTAGGCAGTTGTACCTAGTTCAATAACCGTACCTCGCATTTGAGCAAGTCGTTCCATATCTACTGTATCTTTAGAAAGTATAATACCTCCTACTGATACTTCTTCTAGGGCTAGGGGTTGTACTAACAACCTATGACCTACTGGAGTAATGCCACTATTGTTTACCATAGTTAAGCCCTTCCATCATATCTTCATAGTTTACATTCACTATGTTTATTACTGCTGCACATCGACCTTTAATCTCTTCAATGTTATCATACGAACCTGCAACTAGGTTCTCTTTTAACTCTTCTCTGCTATTTAATAAAGACTTAAAAAAAGCTTTCGTTAC